ATCCTGATCGATGGTTGCCAAGATCCCCGCAAGAGTTCCGGCGACGTTCGCACTGGATTCAAGGGTTTCTCTTTCTTCGCGTTCAAGAGCCGTGGAAACGCTGTTGAAGGTGATCCTCCATGGCTGATCTTCAGGAAGAAAAACTTTTCCATACTTATATGCGACGTGCAGCTCACAAAGCCGCTGCACCCCATTGAATATGGCCTTCCGGAGGGACTGCGCCTTCATTGCCGCCATAATGGACACCCGCATGAACCCGCCATCCCCGAGCCCACCCGACAGGAAGTCAGCAAATCCCAACATGGCAGGATCAATGCCCAACGCTCCGCCCAGACGTTTTATATGGAAGTTCACATCTTCCAGGCCGGAAATGTCCGGTGTCCCCTGTACGGTGTTTATGTCCAGCCTCCCTTTGGTATCGCCAAAAATGGGAATAAGCCTGTTAATCACGGTCTGGACAAAGCCTCTCCGGTAGGATTGCCGGGCCATTTCACGTTCCGTATGGACAAGCTGCGAACTCATCATATTAAGATAATTCGCTGCCCGCTCAGGATCCAGCCGCCCCGTGTTCACCCCTATCAGCCGTTCCAAGCGCGCGGCATTTTTCCGGCTCATATTCATCGAGTCCACGGCGTTCAAAAGATCCAGCCACGGCTGATAGGCCGTAGCGATCAGGCTCTCCCCATAGCTGTTTGATTCAACTATTGATTCCTTGTCATAGTCGTCAATGGAAAGGTCAACGGGGATGGCCCCGTATGCGGTGGGTTCGCAAAGCTCCATATTCTGCCACGTGGGAATCTGGAATTCCACAAAACTCCACGGCGGGAGGAGCATGATCTGTCTGCTTCTCGCCTCCGGGGAGGCTCCTTGATGTGATGTGGTGAACCCCGCAAGCTGACCGGCTTTCTCGTACTTTTTGATAAACCGCGGATGGGTATAGTAATCGCTGCGGACGTTCAGAATCCCTTTCCCCTGCTCTCCGTAGACCCTGACAAAGGCCGTCCCGTAGAGCGCCGCATTATACCCCCACTTCCCTATCTGCTCATTGATCAATTGTTGAAGTACCGCTTTAAGTTCGTCTACGATCTTGTCTCCACCAGGTTCAACCGGGTCAATGGCTACGGCCTCCCACGAATCGGATTTCACACTAAGAGCGTGCCCGATATGCATCTTGAGCGCAGAGTCAATCGTGGGATCCCTGGCCATGGACTCCAGCGATGCATATCTCGCAACCCGTTCCAAGGGCAGCTCACGGGCAAGCCGGGCCTCCTCGCCTGATAGCGTCGCGTTGCCACAAGCGAAAGGATCGACGGGCGACAACACGCCGGAGCGGGAGCCCGCCCCCACGAAGTAGGACGCCGCGGACGCGGGGAGATCGACGGAATGGGCTTCCCGTTCATCTACCAAAGAACGCGCCGGGTACAGCCCACTGAGAGCTTTCACAGGTTCCGCTGCGCCTTCTTTTCTTTTATCCCGTGCCATATACACACTCCTTACATACATTCCCGGCAAGGGTAGCCACGCGTTTTTGCGAAAGTCACGAAAAAAGCCTCATATGTGCCATATTTAGGGCGCATTCAATTTCCTTGTCTCCGCAAAGGCTGTACGGTCAAAAGAAAAAGGTTTGCGCATATGCCAGCACAACGCTTGAATTGTTCCTTTTCTCTTCTCGACGAGGGCCGCCAGTATACGGGCAATCACAGGA